CTACGGAAAAATCATTCCAAACATTTAGCTTAATAATATAATTTACACTTTTGATTGTGAAATATCCTCCTATACCTATTTTATTTGATAAAGTTCCATTTTTATGAGGATCAGATTCTCCAAGGAAATCTCCTTGCTCCCATTCAATTGCTGGTGCCCAATCTGTCAATATGAAGTTTATTATCATTCCGGGATACATAGCAGTAAGTGCTTTGGGGCTCTTTAGTTTAAAATTCAGATCATAAGCATCCATTAACATGTTTATGCTATCAAAATTACCCTGAGAGGCGTTCATTATCCTTGATTCTTTTACATTTGGTATTGTTCTTCTTGAAAATTGAACATCTGTGACATAATTTACAGATTTCCTGTTTGTTCCATAGTAAAAAGGTAGGGTATAGGGATCATCCGCAAATGAGGAAGCTTTCGCTGCTCTTATTTGTTGCAAATAAGCAGGATTTTCTATATGAATTACGCAATAAGTTTTAGCTTCGCTTACTGTGGAAGTTGGTCTATTTTGCATTATCATGTTATCACCAGGATTAAAAAACTTTGGCGATCCTGAACACGAGTGCCATTTGGACCTATGATCAGTGAAATAGCTCACTTTTAGTTGCGCTGGTTTATTACCTGATTGAGCTAAGCCAAAACAAGTATCCCATAATACTCCGTTAATCAGCCTTTCTATTAATTCTTTGATCATCAAACCAACAGGATAAACTGACTTCCCCGGCTTTATAACTGTTTCATGAAACCAAGTTGTGAATAACTTAAGATCAATAGGGACAGCCAAAGGGCTTATTAGTCTCAGATTGTTTTTATTGTTTGGATCAGGAACAGGTATTGAGGTAACCATAAATCTCATATTCATGTTGTCTACCCAATCATGCATTTCGGCACTACCTTCTTTATACAAACATTCAGTAAGAACATACATTAAGTCACCCAAGAAGAAACCATAGTGAGGATATCCTTTCCCTTTATTGCCAGCATCAACATTTCCTTCGCCATCCATTGTTGGCTCATCTGCATTGAAAAGCCCGGCAAATGAATTGGCGGCGTCAGCCATCCAATTGATTATACCACCACCATCAGGAGGCTTTATTTCTATATTGCCGAGCCATTCAGCAGCCTTTAAATAATTTTCCGTTGGCGGAAGTGTGCCGTCGATTACTTTTCCGTCAACATATTCTTCATCAAAATAATATCCAAACATAAGACCTTTCTTAAACAATTCTCGGACTATAGTTCCTGTTTTTATGTTATGTAGAGCCTCTATTCTATCAAATTCTTGTTGGGCCTTTAGTATCTTTGAGGCAGTAGCTTCATCGCAGCCTGCTTCAGATATAACCTTGCTATTTTCTTTTCTTCTTGCTGCCCTTGCTGATATTACAGATGGTGGCGCTAGGGCATCTTGGTCTGCCATGTTCATCATTGAATTGTAGTAGCCGGTATAAGATATTGTCACCGTTGCTGTCCCATCATCCTTTCGGTTTATGGCATTTTTGTGAGAACATATATCAAAAATCATGGCAGTTTTTACATTATTGGGGTCCATTCCTCCTTCGTAACACCAGATTTTGACTCTAATTCTACTGTAATCCGGATGATATTCTTGTTTATAAACTCCTCCATTGAAAGTTTTTTTTGTTTCTAATGTTTGTGTGTGTGGAAAAGTATATAGATCAGAAATTTTGACCTCTGACTCTCCTACATAGGCACAAACTGCACTCATGGACTTCAAGTTGTCTAATTCGATTGTTAAGTCCATTTTTAATGAATTTCTGGCTGTTGCGGGTTGGTTTCCTTTTAATTCTAAATTAATTTGAGACATTGCATATCCATAACCATTTCTCATGGCATCTCTTATCTGCTTTGCTCTTTTGCTTCCAGGCATAAAATCTCCACCATCTTCCCATTGATAATCATCGGGAGCAGTGGACATAAATATTTCAGTCTCTTTTAGTCCTTTGCCATCATTGTAAACCCAATAGAATTTATAAAACATCTCAGGAGCTAATGCGTCATCATCCAATAAATATCTTTTTGTATCTTTGGATACTGTGCATAGATTTATTAGTGTGTTTGGATCAAAACTCTTGCTTGTAGTGATCGGAATTATTCTGCTATCAAAAGGCTCTCCTGTTCTAAAATAAGAACCAGTTCCTGCTGATGGATCAGGATTGGGCCTGGCAGTGTGCCAAACATTCATGTATTTCTGACACCAATCAGCATTTGTCCCAGGATTAAGCAAATCGCTAGATAAAATACATTGTCTAACCTCAGAAATCTCCTCTTTGGTTAGATCGTCCATGCCAATTGTTGTTGTTTTTCTCGCAAAATCTGGAATTAAAAAATCTGGAAGAATAGTATTCAAGGCATCTTTTCCAAGATCTATTGCACCATCTAGTAATTCCATATACCATGATTTATCATGTTCGGCATCCCCCGCACCTGATGTCAGATTTAATTTTGCCAATTCTTCTACTTGAAGCGCTTCTGCATCGGAAATTGTTCCAGTGTCTCCACCGTCCGGGCCTACAAATTGTTCTGCGAAAAATAAATTAATAACTCTTTCATGAGGTATTGAGCCGTCAGGTTGATGAAGTAAGGCGTGAAATTCACTTAAACCAAGGTCTCCTATCTTACTTATAGCTCTGGCTTGATCTCTATTGTCACTTGTTAGTTTAGCAAGATATCTCTCTAAACCTTTTTTCAAAGCCTCTTCTTGTTCTTTTGTTGTTCCATCACCATCGTCATTCGGATCATAATTTGCTTTGATATATTCGGTGACAGATTTTGAAATTTTAGGTAAATAAACTTTTTTAAAAAATGGCAAAACCGCCTTTGCTATATTTTCCTTTGGGGTTTCATTGAAATAAAATTGCACAAGTTGAGAGTCAGAAAATTCTGAACTTCCATACTTAGGACTATCTTCAGTGGTATAGGGCCCACTAACATTCCCTCCTATTATGGTAGCGTCAAACATTTGTCTGGCAACTTTATATTCCTGATCTTCAGGGCCGTGGTTTAACATCCCTAAGCCTTCTGGTATAATAAAACCGTCATCTGTTAAGTCCCAACCCATTAGTCAATTGCCTCGAGAATTTGGCCTGGTTTTCTAGGAATCTTCACTAAATCACCTATTTTATAGTGTCCATCGGTTGGTTTGTCATTGACAAGGCCAATGATCCACCAATAATCGTTTGTTCCATAATATTTACGAGACAAATGATGCAATTTATCAGATTTGGTCCAAGGATGCTCTACCAACACTTCAAATTCAAAGCCTTGTAGGTTTTTAAAGGTTTTAGTTCTCATTATTCTCAATACCTTGATTCCTCTTTCGTCCTTGAGGTTTTGATAGTGATCGCTATCGACTATACCTTTGTCGTTGTTTCTATACTTTGGCATTATTTTGGATCTCCTACTTTAGATGTTTTTCTTGCAAAAGGAAACAGGTGAGCTTCAGACGAACTGATTATTGGCTGTCTACTTTTTTCATTGGGTTTGTGGACATAGTAAGTTTGTCCATTACTTTCAGCATTTCCACCACCCTTCCTCATATTATAATTTCTAATCATATCAGCTCGATTATATATGAAGTCAAGATTTAATGACATTACTTTTGGGAAAACATTATTGTTTGATTCAAAAAATCCTGATTCCATATCCATCTCAAATTTCATATCTTTTAGATATAAAGGAACAGCATTTTCAAACATTTGACCCACATCATTAGTTACTGCCCCTGCATTTGGCATCTCTATCATGCTTGGAACATACACCATTAACTTTTGCTTTAGATCTTCAATCCTTAGATCATCTCTTCCTGGTATTATGGCTTCGAGGCCATTAGAGTATTTCTTAAAAAACATCCTCATGAGATACTGTATTTTTCCACAATTTTTTTTGGCTTCTGCCAAGTTTCTTGATGGAATGTTTATTTTGAGAGTATATTCTGTCGCACTAGGTGTAACCCCATGTTGCAAAACTCTACTGTGAATTGTAGATCCTGCATTATGTGCAAGTTTTATTTCGGTTTTCGCGGTTCTTGTGAAATCATCAATAAAAGGTTTGAACTTTACATATCTATATGGCGTTTCGCCTGATGGATTGATGGGCATTGATATAAAAACAAAACTACTGCTTGAACCAATATCGTTCATTTCTTTTATTGAGAAATCCATTTTTCCAGGAGCAATATGGGGTTCATGCACTGGATTTTGTTCTTTTTTGGATTCATTAAAAGTCACCTTTATTCCAAAAGGGAATAGAGATGAATCATATTGACTAAAATGACCTTTAAGTGTAAAGGGTAACAATGCTTTGTGGGCCATATCTGGGTTTGTATCATCAAATAGTGTTTCGCTTTCATAATTCAAAGTTAACTTTAACCTAATAACTTTTGGAAAAAGATAGTCGTCAAATTCAAAATACCCTTCATCTACCTGTGGTTCATATTTTACATTGTCTATGTAGCAGGGGAACCCATGGGTTATTAGTTGGCTGTAATCGGTTATTCTTTTGGGTAAATTTTTTCTACCAGAATTAATAATATTCTTAAAATACGCGTGGAAAAGAGGGGTTGTTAATCTCGTCCTTTCAGATACCCCTTCAAACGTATAATCTAGGTTAGCATTCTTTTCTCTCATGCTATTGTCGCCGGCGCTCCATTTACCGGGCATTATTAGCTTTTGCAATTCTTCTATTTTAGCTAGATTGTTCATTGCTTCGTTGGTGCTATGGGCCGGTAAGATTAGAGATATGTCTATCGACATTTTTCCAGATTCTTCCACTATAACTTGATAGTTTCTATTGTGGTTATTATCAACTTTTGAATCTTTGGTCAGATTTATTGTCAATTCTTCAAAAAAAGCCTTAAATGCTATATATCGCTCCAATGGTGCGGATCCAAGATAGAACACATGACCACTTAATTCCGAGTAATCTGTTCCATAGGCACGAAATGTTTCTTTTCCGTTTTTAAATTCTCTTTTTGCAACAGTATCTGATATATTAAAAGGCGTTTTTTGTGATGGAACTCTTGCCATTATGCTGCTCCTACGACAGTTTCAGCAGTAACTAGCTCAATCAACTTTTTAAGTTCTGTTTCTCCGATCTTGACTATGGTATTCACAGTTGGTTGTTTGGGTTCTGGTACATTTACTTCAATTTGTAGTCTACCATCGTGAATTGTTTCAAGCAAATTTTGACCACCAGCAATAACAGTCCCATCAGGTCTCGCCATTATAACTCCTTCCATCTCGATTTCAGAAATGGTTGATAGAGATTTTTGAACCTGCTTAAAGCCACTAGACAATTTTGACGTATCAATTGTTGCCATTGCTTGAATATTGGCATTTTCTATTTCTTTATTACCACCAAAGAAGCCGGCAACCTTATCAAACAATGCGCCACCAAATTTTGCTATCCGTCCTAATTGTTTTAACACATATTTAATTGGTTGAGCCATAAGTTCGAGCCCTTCAGCAAGGAAATGAAATACCCGAATAAACGGTGGATTGATTACACTGGAAAAAAGTGATTTTAAGTCGTCCCATATCCACCATAGTGCCGTCAATGCACCAACTAACCAAGTTAATGGGTTCATCAAGAATGTAATACCAGCCGCTACCGTACCAAACGCGAGCCCAACAAATGACGCTACCAAGACTACAGACTGGAGCGCAAAATATATTTTATAAATTATTTTTCCAACTTTCGCCGCGACTGGTGCTACTTTTGACATGAATGCTGCAAGTTTGGCAAAGCCCTCAATAGCAGGTTTAAAAATTAAAACCATACTCATTAAAGCATTTTTTAATTGATCCATAGTGCTGGCAAATTCAGCGGCTTTATCAGCCATTTCCTGTTGAACATTGCCACTTTCTTTCATTTTCGATAATTTGTCGTAATATTCTGTTTCGTTCATGTTGATAATCTGGGCTGCTTCAGCGACAGAATTTACTTTTAGTGCGTCTGCAATAGCTCTCTTTTGATATTGACCCAACTCATTGAATCCATCTCCGACGCTGGCTCTGATTTGCCTGTGTAATGTAAGGATTTGTTCTCCTTTGTCTTTGCCGAGCATATCTAGGTGATTTATTTGAGTTCCTAATATTGCATTTAGATTGGTTGCAGCCTCAGCAGCACCGTCAAAAGTGTCATAAGCGTCTGTCATACCAGTCAAGCTATCCATTGCTATACCTGTTAATTTAGATTGCACTGAGAGTTTCTTGAACACTTCAATCGCTTGATTTCCATATCTTGATAATTCATCAAAACTCTGCTTGAAGTCTTCCGAAGCTTTTTTCATGGTGATACCAACCTCGGTTCCCATCATGGCAATATTGGCAGTTAAATCTGCTGAATCCTCAGCAGTCATCCCCATGGCTCGCTGCAACTTATCCATGTTGTGAACACTCGTTGCTCCTTGGATTCCAAATTTTTTCATTACAGCGACAGTGCCCATCATATGCTTGTTTGCTTTTTTGTTTTGAGGCATATAAGATGAAAGACCTTGTTGTAAATCGCCTAAAGCCTCCGTTGCTTCTTTAAAACCAACCCCTGATAATACCAAGTTATCAGTGACATCCAAAATCTCTCCATGGAACGTGTTGGCGTAACCTGTGGCTCTTGAAAGTGATTTAGACAAATCATTAATTTTGAATCCAAGCACGGCAAGCGCAGCGACGGCTGCGAGGATAACTGCTACAAGGATAGCAATTGGGTGTCTAAGTCTTGCAACCAGTTTCCCAAATTTAGCCAATTTTGGACCAGCAGCGGCAATACCTTTGGACATCCCCCTAGCAGCCTTTCCCACCATTCCTTTTTGCTTACCTAGTTGAGTTAGTTTGTTGCCAATATGCTTGCTTGCTCCAGATTTATCCCATAGGCGTTTCATTTTGCCGCCCATTCCATCTTTTCCCATAAATTTGTCAATTTTTTGGAACCCGTTATAAATCTTTTGGACGCTTTGAAAAAATTTCCCAACGCCACCAGGCAATTTGCTTAATCCACCTAGAGACTTGTTTATGGCATCTGCCATTGCTTTTTGTTGTTGGTATTCTTTAGAGGTTTCTTTTGTAGTCTTTAATATTTCTTCTTGTTTTTTGGCTCTTTTATCTTGAGTGACCAAGACCTCGTTGGCTTTAATTTTAATATCGTCTTCTAAACTTTTCTTCTCGTTTGTCTTTTTTATGATGTCTTTTTGTAGTTGATCCTCTTCCTCTAGACGCGCCTTGTTAATTTTCGCAATCTCTGCTTCGTTTCCAGCGGCCTCTTCTAATAGTTGATTATAGACCCTTGCGTCTTCTATTTTTTTTGCATTGAGTTCGGCTAATTCTTTTTCGCTGTCTGCTAGTTCGTCCCGCAAAGATTTTTCAGCTTCTTCAAGTTCTACTTGTTGTCTTTTTAGTTTGAGCGCATCTGTCTCAAGACTCAGTTTTTTAGCAGCAGCTTCATTCATTTCCTTTTGAATACCGAAAGCGTCGGATAACATATCCTTTAGCTCTTTTGCTACACCAAGTTCTTCTTTTTTATCTTCAGCCATGAAAAAGGTCCTCGTCTTTACAATAAATAGTTTCAAAAAGAAAATGCTCGGACTTAGCCGAGCATCTTAATGATTCTTACTTTTTGTGCTTTGCAGCTTCTTTCTTATATTCTTCGATTGTCCTTTCTAGCCACCAAGTTCGAAGTCCTACGGGTAAGTTATATAATTCAAATAAAGACCATCCACCATAGTGTTTTAAAGTGAAAAAACACTCATAAACTTGTTCCATGTAACTATCATTCAGGCCAAAAAAAGTCGGTTCCAAACGGAACGCTCATAACCTCCTCATGTCCACAAGACTTGCAAACGAATTGTTGTTCCATAGTGATATCAGGTGAAATCAATTGAAACGCTTGCCTAATATACTTAGCATCAGCAGCAACCATGTTTTCACACACATAGTTTACTGTTTTTGCATCATCATAGCCATTAAAACTAACGACATACTTTTTCATCTGTCCGGATATCATGTCGTCTGTTACATCTTTTCCTTTACCATTGTTCAATAATTCTACTTCATCTTGGCCAACCATTGGTCTGATTACTGCAACTATTTTGGATAGTGGCAAAGTTATATTAAATGTTAGATCTCCATTGTCTTGGATCTGTGCTTCTCCAAAATCATCCCCTAAATACTCTTCATAATCATTTAAATCAAAAGACCATTTTGATGATTCCCCGCAACTTGGACATTCAATTGTCGTTTTATATTCAGAGCCGTAGGCACTAGCTCTAGCATGAATTATAATAGCATTCCTGTCTCCAACAAGTAAAGATCTGGAATTAATACTATTGTCTTTTATTATATTTTGAACCATCCTGTCGATAGCCAAACCTTTCTTGAGAAGAGATCTGTTTGTCAATATATCTTCGTCTTTTGCTGTCATGTATTTGATTTCAATAGAATCTTGTCCGTGCAAAGGATGCCCTTCAGGATATCTTCCTCTCGAGGGGAGCATTACAAGTTGCGTCGGAGTTACAAAATCCATTGGGTTGCCCATTGGTGGAGCATCCTCTGATGGTGTGGGTTTGTGACCGGTCATCACTCGATCTTCATTATTTCTGCGTTTCAAAATTCACCTCTCTGTAGAAACTTTTTTTTTAAATTTTTTGACCTTGCGAAAGCTCGGCCCAATCATATTTTACTTCCAATGTATATTCAACTAAACTGTCGTCGCCATAATCAAGTTCACCCCAACTAATTTTGGCTATAATTGGATTGTATAGTGTCCAGGTTTCGGTAGATCTTTTTCCATCCGATTGCAACTGATGTATTTTGAATAAAGACCCATCTGTTGTCTTCTTTGATGATCCAAAAGACATGTCTATCATAGCTGCTTTTTCAGGACTGACTACGGCTGCGGTGCCCCATTTGGATGCGGTGTCATTTGGCGTAACATATCCGCTGGCTAAAAGCATTTCCCAAAGCACTGTGCTCGTGTATTTATCTAAAGCACTCTCTCTTTTGCTGCCTGGTTTTATTTTCCCGGATCCCCAGATTCTAGCATCGTGAAACGTTATGCTTATCGAGTCCCATTTTGGAATACCTGGATAGTTATAGAAATGATTAATCATTTGATATTCTTTAGAAGCAATAGATACAGTTGGTTTAGTAACAGAAACAACAGAAAATAATTTTCCGCCTGTTCCCATTTCAACTATAAATCTATTTTTCTGCTTTGCTTGGAAACTACCTTCGCTCCACCAAGTGCTCATTTAAGGCCCCCTATGTGTCCCTGAAGAGTTGTGTTGACGTTGCCTCGACTGATGGAGTCTCATTGTTAGTATTTTTGGTAAGCTCAGCCCAATCATATGTAATTCCTAAAGTGATTTCTGCAAGGTCATCAGAGGAATAGTCTAGCTGGTCGAATGTTACACTGTTGATAAATGGGTTATTTAAAGTCCATTCTTCAATAACGTTACCATGAGCATCTATCATAGAAATAGTGATTGGAGCCAAAGCCAACTTTGAAGAAGGTTTGTTAATAGTTGCCAATTGCTCAGTAGTTTCTGGGAAACGATATCCTGAATTGTGAACTAATTCCATCAACTTTTGAGCCGCGTCCATTTTACCTTCAGCAGCTTTTTCTGCTGGATCTACGAGGGTAAGCTCAATGTCTTCCCAAGTTACACTGCCCGGAAATTTGAAAGTGTGGCCTAAGAATTTATGTTCTGCGTCGCTACTAATTGTCATTTTTGGTCTGTCAATCGTCTTCGCATACCAAACAACCCCTTGGTCGTCAGCTAATGTATTGATACTAACCTTCCATCTATATTTTCTTTTCGGCTCAGAGCTTCCTACGCCTTTTAATTCACTTCCCCAAAATGCCATGATAAAATTCTCCTATATTATATTAATTAGTGGCTTATGTAAAATCCGCACCAGTTCTTGTGATGACAAAGTCAACAACAATGTATTCGATAGCGCGAGCAGGTTTGATAAAGATTTTAGCATACATTACATTTCGGTCAATCAAGTCTGCGGTAGTTGTGGTATCATCAAGGATTAATCTATAATCAGACAAACCAAACCTAGCTTTTGTCGATGATAAAATTGGATTAACTTGAGACTTGAATCTATTCCAAGTTGATTCAACATTTTGATCAAATAACAAATTCCTTGAAACTTCAGAAACTTCTGCCTTTAAGAATAGTAGTAATCGACGAACATTGATTCGATCAAGAGCAGATTGTCCGGCTTGCAGAGTTTTTTGTCCAAATATTACAACGCCTTCAGCAGGGAATGTTGCGATTGGGTTAATATTAACCTCATATAAAGAATCTCTTTCGCTTGAATCAAGTCGTTGTCTTGCTTGAAGGACTTTAGGGCCTCGAGCACCACCAAGTGAACCAAGTCCACCGCGATTAAACCCAGCAGGAGCAAACCATAATTCAGATTGTGCTTGAGATTTACCCATTGCTCCAAGTCCAGCAACTGATGGTGGAACCCACACAAGTTGATTACCATTCAGGTTATCAGAAATTTGAACCCAAGGATAGAAAGCACAAGCATAAGAAGAATCGAGATTTCTTGTCTTGATAGAACTTACAGCACTGTTGACAGAGCCAAGTCCATCAGAGTCCGTGTCTCCAGATAGTCTTTCAGCTACGGGCTTATAATCATTTTCGAGATCAATAATTGCAAGAACATCTTTTCTAGTCTCAGCGGTAGAAATTATTCTGTTTGTAATTGCTGGCTCTCTAATACTAGGGATCAACAACAAGTTAGCAGGCACTACTTCTGGATCCTTAATAGAATCAATAGCCTTGTTTAGAGTATAGTGAATATAATCTGCTCTATCGTTTCTGGTAG